CTCGTTTAAAGATACATGAAGAGTATTTTAATAACGATAATCGTAGAATCTCGGCAATTGAAGAAGGAAATAGAGTAACTCAAAAAGCTCTATTGGCTCTTATGTCTCATGCTATCAACGGCAATAATGTCGATGAGTTAAAGAAGGCTGAGAACACTTTGAGAGAATACTTAATCAATAAAATTTAAGGAGGATGACAAACATGGGACAAAGTAGAACTGAAAATATTCTTGAAAACATGTTGGGTGCATCAAATCCTATTTCAGAACCACAGAGTAGAGAAGAGGCATTGTTAAAGCAGATTCTTGAATCTGGTGGAAGTGGCGGAAGTCATAGCTATTCAACTGATGAACAAGAAGTTGGTAAATGGATTGATGGTCGTTCTGTATATGAAAAAACCATCTATAATGCTGGTGGCTTCTCTGGTGATTTTTTCATTTCACATGGTATTACAGATCTTGATAGGGTTATATCTTGTCAAGGTTCTTATTATGACACAAATGCAGGAACATCTGGAGCCATTGGAATTGTGCCGAGAATTGAGAATAATTTAATTGGTGTGACAACTTTCACTTCTACAGATATTCAAATAAGAGTTCCTACTATATTTGGTACAAGAATAGTCGACTGGTATTTTGTTATTCGTTATATAAAAACTGAATCGTAAGGAGGATGTATATGCAACTTATTAGAGGTACAACTCCGTCCATAGAAATCACGGTTCAAACAGAAATTGACCTTCATAATGTTGCACAGGTTTGGATATACATCTCTCAGCAAGGAAAGGTAAAGATCGATAAGGATATGTCTGATGTAGTTAGTTTTGACTATGAAAATAATAAAATTACTGTCAGATTTAGCCAGGACGATACTTTGGGCCTTAAGGCTGGAGACGCATTATTTCAGATGAGGCTGCTTCTTGAAGATGATACAGCTCTTGCATGTGTCGCTCAGGAAGTTGAAATTATTGAGATTTACAAGCCTGGAGTAATTACAGAGGAGGAATAATACAGTGGCTAACGAACCTGATATTGTTCAGAAGTTATCTGTTGATTTTAACGTTGTAAATGATATTTCGGTAAATTTTACAGCGGCACCGAAACCGATGGACCTTCAAACAAGTTCTAACGCCAGTGTAGATGCCGAATTAAATTCTAATGCTCCAGTTGAGGTTGGATTTGATTCAACAGCTAAACCTATAGATGTCCAACTTGGAACCATCTATGTAGTTAGCGGTGACTGTCGAGTCCTATACGCTTCAACAGCTACTTGGAATAGTCAGCCGCAACTTATATCTGCAAGAGGTTATATTTACATTTATTCAGATTATAGACAAGATGAGCATGGTCAGAACATAGCTGCTATGAAAGTTGGTGATGGTTCTGCATACTTGATAGATATGCCTTTTACAGACGATTTACTTTATGCGCATATTGCTGATAATGTAAGGCATATAACTCAAGAAGAACGTGAGTTTTGGAATAATAAGATTAGATGTTATATAGACCCGTTGAATGAACACAGGTTGATATTTACTACACATTAAAGGAGAGATACGATGGCATCTATTACTTGGACACAGACCCCAACGATGTATGAGGTAACACTTCCTAGTGGAAACTCATACTACATTGAGGATAATGAAGTAAGACAATGGATCGGCACTGGAAGCTCTTCTGGTGCTGAATATAGAATTAGCTCGCTTGAAACAGAGATTTCTAAGCTTGCTAATGCTACTCATTGGCTTGGTGTCACTACAACAGCACTTACTGATGGTGCTACTACAAACCCAATTACTATTGGCGGTAGTAGTGTAACAGCAAAGAGTGGTGACATTGTACAGGCTAATGGTCAAACAGAATTTATATTTAATGGAACAGCTTGGCAGGAGCTTGGCTCGAGTGTAGGTACGCTCAAGGCCTTTGCTTATGCAGATACAGGTTCTGTTAAGGTTAAACCTAAGGGAAGTAATGCTGCAAGTTCTGTAACAGGAACCTGTTCTGTAACTCCGTCGGGTTCTATCTCAACAGGAACAGGAACTGCAAACTATACTCCTGCTGGAAGCGTTTCTGGTTCGGTTACTGCACCTACCATTTCAGTAAAAACAGCAGGCACTACTGCAAGTGTTAAGCCTTTTGGAAGTGCTGGAACATTACCGTCTTGCACACTCCCTACTTACACAGTTTCTAATGGTGTTCTTACAATTACTGCTGGTTCATTTAGTGCTGGTACTTTGCCGAGTGCTGGAACCGCTGTAACTGTAAAGACAGGTGATGCTGCCTATGAAGCTACTGCTCCTACATTTAGTGGCTCATTCTCAGGCACAGGTACGCAGCTGAAGTTCACAGGTGCTGCAAGTTCTGGATCAATCTCTGGAACTGCTGCAGCTCAGACATTTACAGGTACAGAGGAGACTCTTACAGTAACACCTGCAACATAATGAGGTGGTTTTATGGCTGATATTTCAAAAATTAAACTGCCAGATGGTGTTACTTACAATTTAGTAGGCACTGATACTAAGAATACTGCTGGTTCAACTAATAATACAAGTAAGTTGTTTTTAGTTGGTGCATTGGAGCAGTCTGCTAATCCACAAACATATTCTAATAATAATTGCTATATTGATACTAATACAATCTATTCAAAAAGGTTCATCGCCAGACTTAATAATGTTAATCTTTGTGAGGTTGGCTATAATAGTAACGCGGGCGCACTATTAGTTAATGATAGTACAGGTGGGCTGTCTATTTGGATGAGCGGCAGTTCAGGTATGATTTGCGGTAAAGACTTTGCTGTATTAGAAAACGTAAGTGGAACATTCCAAAATAGAATACGTCATAGAATAGATACAACAGATCATTCTGGAACAATTACTCATTTTGGAAAAACTACTTGGTATCAAGGTGATAATGTTTCGAAGGTAACGATTAATGCAGATGACGATGCCGGCATTACTGTAAGCCAGTCCAATGGTGCACCTGCAGTACAAATGTCTGGAACAGATATATCAAGTAGTTTACTTATGTTTTCTAGAGAAAACGATGATCCAAGTAGTACGCTTCATAACACAATATATCTTAATTCAGCAGGAGCCAGCGGAACAGTAATTGTTCAAGGGGACAATACTTATATTGGTCTAATAGGCGAAGAAGGAAGAGTTAGATGCGACAAAATGTCTTACACAAATGAAACAGTTACTTTCAGTAAGTCAAGTGGTTCATGGACTTTCAAAAATGGCGAGTACACAAGAAGTGGCAACGTTGTTCAGCTAAGGCTTGCCTTTAAAGGTGGTAGTTCTAATGTTTCTGTTGGTAGTAATGCTATTGCAGGAACTGTTAACGGCATTCCTGCTCCTCCATATACAATAAGACTTCAAGGATATTATTCCGGAACGGTCTTAATGGGAGAGTTAACTACCTCAGGTGGTTTTAATGTTCGTATCTTAGGTCAAGCATTAAACTTATCATCGAGTAACACAGCCACACTATCAGGAACTTATGTTGTAGAAGATTAAAGGAGACCCTAATGTATCTGGTAATCGAAATTCAAACAAATGACGGCGTAGTAAGTACGCTCAACTATCAGTACGATGATATTCATTTAGCAGAGCAGAAGTATTACCTTATACTCTCTGCAGCTGCCGTAAGTACGCTTGATATTCATGCCGCTATGATCATCGATTCTACAGGCAGCGTGCTTAAAAATGACTTTTATGAACATAATAAAGGAGGAAATTAATTATGATTTTTGCAAACGATAAGATGTATGATATTCTTAAGTGGATTGCAACAGTTGTTCTTCCTGCTCTGTCAACGCTTATTTTGGCTGTTGGAGAGATTTGGAATTTTACTGCATACACAGTACCGATTGGTGCTACAGTAGCAGCTATTGCAGCTTTCTTGGGTGCAATTCTTGGCATCGGTTCTATCAAGTATAAGCTTCTTAACGCTCCTGATGCAGAAATGGAAGATATTACGGAGGGCTAATTATGGCTAAGACTAATTCTGGGCTGGTTAATTATGTAAAAGCTCAGCATGGTAAGCCTTATTGGTATGGTACGTTTGGACAGACTGCATCTGCTTCACTTTATAAGCAAAAGAAGAAGCAGTATCCGGCTTACTATACCGCTAAGGATTTCCAAAAGCAGTATGGCAAGAGAGTACATGACTGTGCTGGCCTTCCAAAGGGCTACTTGTGGTCAGCAACCCCGACAAGTGCACCAGTATACAATGCAAAGCAGGATGTTGGCTCAAATACTATGTATAATCAGGCTAAGGAAAAAGGTAAGATTTCTACCTTTAAGAAGATTCCTGGTCAGTTAGTATTTAAAGCTAATGCTCTCGGTGTTAAAAAGCATGTTGGTGTTTACATCGGGAACAATAAGGTAGAAGAGGCTAAGGGTCATGCTTATGGTGTTATTACTAGTAGCATAACATCTGGTTGGACACACTGGGCTCAGCATAAGGATATTAAGAATGATTATTCCCCTGCACCAGCTCCCACACCGACACCTACTCCAAAACCTAAGGGAACAAAGTATGTAGTTACTGCTGTTCATGGTCTTAGAGTAAGAAAAGGTCCTGGATTGAAGTATGCAGTTGTTAAGGTTCTCAAGCAGGGAACAAGAGTAACTGTATATGAGAAAAAGAACGGCTGGGGAAGAATTGGCACTAATCAGTGGTGCTGCATGACATATCTTAAGAAAGTTTAAGGAGGAAAATTAAAATGGCAGGAAGACCTAGAAAGACAAGTATCATGAGAGATATTACAGAGATTGGTACTACAGAAGAGAAAAACGCTATTGAAGAGGTTATTAAGACTGTTGATATTCCTAATGAATCTAAGGAAGAGGACAAGTTTGTAACAAAGTCTGGTGTTGTAAAGACTGATTCATGGCTTAATGTTCGTAGTGCTCCGTCATTCTCTGCATCAGTTATTGGCAGCCTTAATAATGGTGAAAAGGTTACTATTTATGCAGTCAAGGACGGTTTCGGAAAGATCTCTCTCTTAGAGGACAAGTGGGTAAGTCTCGAGTTCATCGTCTAAGGAGTTACTATGGAAGAATCAATTTTGGAAACTATTTCCAAGTTGTTAGGAGTCCAGGTAAGTGAAGATTTCTTCGATACTGATATTTTGGTTCACATAAATTCAGCATTTAATCAGCTTTGTCAGTTGGGTGTAGGTCCTGACAAGCCTTATAGTATTACGGGAGCAGATGAGACATGGAGCGATTTCATGCCTAATATTCCTGACTTTGAGGCTGTCAAGACTTACATCTATTTGTATGTACGACTGATATTTGATCCCCCGACGAGTGGATTCGTAACAGATGCTATTAAGGCTCGTATGGCTGAGCTTGAGTGGCGTATGTATGTACAGGCTGATAATGAGCGTGATGATATTTTCCATCCTGGAATTATTTACAAAGTTGGAGATAAGGTCATAAGAAACGGAAAGCACTATGTACGTGTAGCTCCTCAGCAAGAACCTGAGAAGTGGAAATACGACCATTGGAAGCTGTTTACTTATGACGATGATGCTGTTGCTGCGTATGATATTTCAAAAGATTACGTCGTCGGCGACAAGTGTACATACGATAACAAATATTATGTATGTGTCGTTAACTCTACCGCTGGAGAGTTCGACATAACTAAGTGGGTAGAATATACCCCATGAGAATCTTATTTATTTGTGATTGCAAAAAAGGATGTAGCAGCAGTTGTGGCTGTATATTAAATGGCGGTCCATGCAGCCATACTGCTGATGTATCCAATGCAAAGAACTACAATGAGGTGCCTATAGTCATTGACAACCCAAATTTCAAGAACATTTCGAATGACTACAGTGAGGCATGCTATGTAGAGGAGGAAAATAATGGCTGAAACAGACATGAAGGCATTGAGTGAATTAGACTTATACAACGAGTCTCTTGATGCTAATTCGTTGCTTCCTATGACAGTAAGGCCTGCTGGAAGCAATATAACACGAAAGGTATATTATCCTGCAATAAAGACACAGATTGCTGGCTATTACATTGTAGGTACGCTTACAGCTGGTAATACATCTATTACTTTGTCAAGTGTTGGTTCTACATATGATCCACAAACGGCATATACAGTAGGCAATCTTGTTACAAATACGATTGGTGAAACAGTTAAGAATTTTATTTGCGTAGAGTCATGTGCTAGTGGAACTTGGGAGACTAATTCACAGTATTTTGTTGAATATACTCCAATTTCTGCTACATCAAATATCGATGTCTATACAAAGACTGGTGATAATCCTTATGTAGCAACACCAGTGGTTGCATGTACGCTTGCAAATAATTCAGTAACACTTACATTCACAGCACAGTCGTCTGATATTTTAGTAAAGATAAGAGTAACATGACATATTCAGAATTAATACAAATACCTGACTTCTTAGGAAGATTCAGATACTTAAAACTCGGAGGTGGAATTGGTGAACAGACCTTTGGTTTTGAAAGATATTTAAACCAGGAGTTTTACCATTCCGATGCTTGGAAATCTTTCAGGCATAAAATTATTATAAGAGATAACGGCAATGACTTAGGGGTTGATGGTTTCCAGATAGGGG